TTTGTCAGACAAAAAGAATCTGGAAGCGAAACTATCAGCTCTAACCTTGGGAGTAAACGCTGAGTCTGTAGACGATGTCATCACTCTATCTGCGCGCTTGGTATCCGATGAGGTGTCTATTGAGGACGCTATCGGCCAAGTGTTGCAGAAATATCCTCAGTTTGGTCGTACAGAGCAGTCTGAGGAGAAGAAACCAACGTTTTCAACTGGAGGTAATCCGACAGCTGGAACGAACCAAGAAGACGCCTTTTTAAAGGCTCTAGGACTAAATAATTAACAGGAGAATGATTAATGACAATCAACTATATTACTAAACACGAAGGCACTTTTGAAAAGAAATTGATGCAAGGCGCACTTACAAGCATCTTGGAAACACCACAAGTAAACTGGCTGGGCGCTAAGTCGTTCGAATTACCTACAATTTCAGTTACTGGCTACAAAGCGCACACTCGATCTAAAGGCTACAATTCTGGTACAGTTTCAAACGACAAGAAAGTTTACACACTAGGTTTTGACCGTGACGTTGAGTTCTTTGTGGATGCTGCAGACGTAGACGAAACAAACCAAGAACTTTCAACTGCTAATGTATCTAATACATTCATCACTGAACACGCTACTCCAGAAGTAGATGCTTACCGTTTCTCTAAAATCGCTACAGAAGCTATCACAAACAGTCACTTCAAGTCTGAAGATGATTTATCAGAAGTAAATATCTACACCAAATTGAAAGCTGCCCTTTTGCCAGTTCGTAAATACGGCGCTCAAAACATCGTTATGTATGTTTCTAGTGAAGTTATGGACTTCTTGGAACGCTCTAAAGAGTTCACACGATCAATCGCTACTACATCACCTCAAGGAATCGATACTCGTGTCACTTCACTTGATGGAGTTCAGCTTATCGAAGTTTGGGACGATGCACGCTTCAAGACTAAATTTGATTTCACTACTGGATTTGTTAAGGCTTCTGATGGTAAAAACATCAACTTCTTGATCGTGGCTAAGCCGGCAATCATTGCTAAGGCTAAATTCAACTCAATCTATCTGTTTGCTCCTGGTCAACACACTGAAGGTGACGGATACTTGTATCAAAACCGTCTCTATCATGATCTTTTTGTCTTGCAATCAAAACAAGATGGTGTCTATGTGTCTCACAAATCTGCTTAATTAGGGAGGTAGAAAATGCGTAAATACGAAAAAGGGAATCAAGTCTACACAGTACAAGAAGGTAGCTTGTTAGAAGCTCAGCTAATCGCTGATGGCTTTGAAGAAGTAATTGAAGATGGTCAAATCGCAGAAATTTTGGCCACTCGTTCAATTTCGGACATGACCTTGGCAGAGTTGAAAGCTTTTGCTAAAGAAAAAGGGGTTGAAGGTTATTCGACCAAATCCAAAGACGAGCTTTTGGAGGTTCTAAATGGCCAAATTTGAAGTTAAAACTAATTTCTATGTTGAAAAAACAGGGCAACAATTCGATGCAGGTATTGTATATGAAATGACATCTGCTGAAGCAGATGAGATCAACAGACGCTCAACCGCTCACTTTGGCGAAGAATGGCTTGAGTGTATCGAGCCAGATGTAGCACCTGTAGAACTTACAGAACCAGTTCCAGAAGTTCCTGAATCAACTAACTTTTTAATGTAAGGTGGTGTTGTCATGACCTACTTAACTAGAGAAGAGTTCAGAGGTTTAGGTTTTGATTCGGTTGATGATTTTGAACAATTGCTACAACGAGCGGAAATGACTATCGATGCTTACACTAGAGATTTTTACTCTATGAATAGCTTTGATACCGATATTGAGGCAAGAAAGAAGGCTGTCAAACGTGCCACAGCCTTTCAGATTGCTTATTTGGACAGTTCGGGCATCATGACTGCGGAAGATAGACAATCTATTGCTAGTATGTCAGTAGGACGGACATCAGTAAGCTATCGCACAGGCTCTCAGAATGGCTCTGGTTCGCTTTATTTAGCCGAAAGGTATAATTTATCGAGAGATGCTGAAAACTGGCTGAGAATGGCAGGATTTGGTTTTGCGAGGGTGGATTATGATAGATAAACGAATGCTACCTGACTCTTTGACGATTAAGAAGGTCGAAGGGAAAGATGAGTGGGGGAAAGAGACGTACTCTGACCCTCTTTATTTATCGCCTTGCAAGTTTGACAGAACCTTCTCTCATTCTGGAACGGGCAATCATCGTAGCGAAAGGAACTCATCGACTGTAATTGTCTATCCTAAATACTGCCCAGTAAAACTTGATAAAAGTTTTATTGGTGGTATCGTTGAGGAAGACGAGACCAGTTATGTCGTCAAAGACATTATTCCACAATACCATCCGTTTACTAAGAAGCTGTTAGCTTATGAAATCGAGGTGATTTGATGGGTGGTGCTGGTGTAAAGATTGACTTAAAAGGTGTTGAAAAGAAAGTTTCTCCAGAGAATTTCGCAAAAGGAAAACTAGCTATAGCTAACCAAATGCTATTGGATATGGATAGATTTATTCCAAAAAGAAAAGGAATATTAAGGTCTAGTGGACATGTTCGACAAGATGCCGTAGTTTATGCCGCTCCTTACGCCAGATTGCTCTATTATGGCAAGAAACGAAAAGGTTTCTTTTCTGAGAAACAAAGAAAGTTCTTCTTTGCGAATAAGAAGGAGCTACTGAGTCAAAAACCAACACCTGGAACTGGTCCGAGATGGGATAAGAAAGCCTCAGCTCTATATGCTAAGAATTGGGCAGAGGTCGGTGCCAAAGCAATGGGAGTTAAATAATGCACGAAAATGACTTTTCAGAGGTCTTATTAGAGCATATCAAAGGTGTTCAAACCCAAATCCCCTCAAAACACGGCTATTTAGACGAGCATGAGGGATTGGTAATCTATCCGCTTCCTGGTGGAAATGTGATAGAAGAGGACATGGCAGGGACGCAAATTGTGGACCTACCTTTTGAGATTGCAATCAAGTCAAAAGACCAGAAACTAATTGATAACACTCTATGGCAGATTAACACTGCCTTATCAAAAATCGGCTTGGAATTACCAAGCAAGAACAATTCATATAACTATTTAGGCCTTGAAGTTAAGAAACCGTATTTGAACGAGTTGGACGAACAAGGCTTTTACACTTATTTGCTGGATGTAACAGCAAATCTTGAAATCGAAAGGAAAGAATAAATGGCAAAGAACAAAAACGCACTACGAAAACATTTCATTGGTCCTTATAGCGCTGAACATCCTGAGACTGCACCAGAAAAAGAAGCGTATATGTGGATTGCTAAAGGAATTAAATCATCAGCTCCTGAAAATAACGAAGAAGACGACGATGCAGCATACTTTGACGGTGATGGAACTAAAGAAAATATCATCGTTTCAAAAACTCGAGGTCGCACATTTGAAGGGCATCGTGATTACTCAGATAAGGCTCAGAACTTTGTAGTAGACAAAGAAGATGAGGTTGGTGATGATCTTATCGTTTGGTATAAAGAAATTTCATCTGATGGTAAAACTCAAAAAGAGGGGTTAGCTCGTCTTTCTGAAATTGAAATTGGTGACGGTGAAGCTTCTGAGCTTGAAAAAATCAAGTTCAAGATTGTTTGGACTCGCAAACCTAAGAAATCAAACGTATTACCTGAATAGGGACAGGGCGGTTTTCCGCCTTGTCTTCTTTTTTGAAAGGAGATAAAAATGGTAGTAATTAAAAAAATAAGTAACATCATCCCTGTTGATTTTGGGGAGTTTCAGCTTGAATATGTAGCTAATGATGAAAATATCAAACGCATGAAAACAATCGGTCAGAATCTCGAAAAACGTGCTAAAAGACTGGAAGAAGCTGATGATGAGTCAGCTTTTAAAGAGGCTTACAAAGCATCTAAAGATAGTTGGACAGAGTTATTTGATGAAGAAGCTTTTGAAAAAGTCTATAAATTTTCAGGAGAAACAACAACGGATACTATCTATTATTTAATCCAAGCAATTCGAGGAATCGTGTCTGAGTTTGAAAATCGTAACTCTGAGCAAGCTATCAAAAAATACCTAGAGGGTTAGTTATGCTAGATCTATCACGAAAATTAACAGATGAGTTGGTTATTGGTGATAAGGTCTACTCTCTCAACATGTCTTTTGATAACATCATTAGACTCTTTGAAATGTGGTGTGATGAAGAGATACCAGAACAGGTTAAGCCTTTCTTTGCTTTAAAAATGCTTACAGGAGAAGGATTTGGGTCGTTCTCGATTGAAGATGCTATGGCAATCTTCCAACAGATTTTCGAGGAACACATCCAGTTAAAATCATTGAAAGATGTATCGGTTGAGTACGACTTGGCCGGCAACGTGATGCAAAAAGAACCCTCTACTCAAAGCAAAGAACCGCCTGTATATGATATTTCGTTAGATGGTGATTTCATTTATGCGAGTTTCATGCAAGCATACGGCATTGATTTGCTTGAAGAAAGAGGGAAATTACACTGGAAAAAGTTTAATGCCCTGTTATCAGGATTGCCGGAAGGTACAAAATTCGTTGAAGTCATCAAAATCAGGAAGTACAAGCCAAGAAAGGGCGACTCTCAAGCTTACATCGATGAAATGATGAAGCTAAAAAAAGAGTACGCCTTGCCTGATTCTGAAGAATACGATGATGAAGATGATGATTACGATATGGAATAGAAAGGAGGTAATAAGATGGCAGATGGTAAGGTTGTCATCCAGGTAGACATGGATGGTAATAAAGCTCAATCGGGAATGTCACGATTGAAAAATATGGTAGGAGGTTTGTCTGAAAGTGGAGCGCAATTAGGTTCTGTTTTCAAGTCAGTACTAGGCGCTAATATCGTAAGTGGTGCGCTTATTTCCGGGATTCAATCCTTAGGAAGTGCTATGAAAGGTGTATTTTCTACCGCCCTGGACGAAGGGGCTAAGCTACAACAGTCGTTCGGTGGTATTGATACACTTTATAAGGGCGCTGAGGACACCATGAAGCAATATGCTACAGCTGCAGCCGCAGCAGGAATCTCTGCTAATACATACGCTGAGCAGGCGGTTTCTTTCGGTGCTAGTTTGAAAAAGGCGCTTGGCGGTGATGCAGTTAAGGCTGCAGAAGCAGCTAATAAAGCGATTCTTTCTATGGCTGATAACTCAGCTAAAATGGGTACTGATATCGGCTCAATCCAAATGGCTTTTCAAGGTTTTGCAAAGGGTAATTATACTATGCTGGACAACCTTAAGCTAGGTTATGGTGGTACTCAACAAGAAATGAAACGGCTTCTGGCTGACGCTAGCAAACTAGAAAAGGCAATGGGTAAGAAGTTTGACATTAACAACTTTGCGGACATCGTTGAAGCTATTGATCTTGTTCAACAAGAACTTGGTATTGCTGGAGTTGCAGCAGAAGAAGCTAAAACTACTTTCAGCGGTTCGTTTGAAGCGATGAAGGCTTCAGCTTCAAACTTTTTAGCCAATCTTACACTTGGAGAGGATATCGGTCCATCTCTTAAGTCTCTCATTTCTACTACCTCAACTTTTCTTCTTGGTAACTTCGTGCCAATGGTGGGAAATATCATGCGTCAGCTCCCTCAAGCTGTTGAGGTGGCCCTGGCAGAAGCTGGTCCTAAAATTGAGCAAGGGTTCAAATCTTTGTTTTCTTCACTTGGAGTTGACGAGGGCGTTTTTGATGTTGTTAAGGACACTTTCCGGGATGTAGTCGTGACAATCCAGTCGCTTTTTGAATCCTTTACTAGCGAAGGAAATGGATTTAAAGATTTACTCCAAGGGATTAGCAATGTAATTACATTCGTAAATGCTGTAATACAGGAATTAGCTAGAGGATTTCAACTTGTCGTAGAATCCTTCGCTAACACAGGCGCTATAAATAGTGCATATAGTGCATTAAAGAACTTATCTGGGGCAGCTGTTGAAGTTGCTAAGAATTTAGGAGAAGCTATTCCCTGGAGCACAATTGGTTCAATCGCTGGGCAAGTAGTGAATTTCATTTCATTACTAGTAAGTTGGTTCTCAAAGTTGGCTCAATCTATTAGCCCTGAGGTTTGGCAGACTTTGATTGTTGGTGTAACAAGTTTTGTGGTTGCTTTAAAAGGCCTTAAAACTGGATTATCTGTTGCCAAAGGGTTGAAGTCAGCATTTGATTTCGGTAAAAACCTTGTTTCGTTGATTACAAATACTCTTAGTCTTACAGCTGCTCAAGCAACAAATGCGGCTGCTAGTACAGCTATGAGTGCTGGAAATACGGCAGTTGGAACTAGTGCAGGAGCAGCAGCAAGCTCTGTCTTGAAATTAGGAGCAGGTATATTGATGATTGGAGCTGGTGTATTGTTAGCGGCATCAGGAATTTATCTTTTGGTTCAAGCTGCCATCCAATTATCAAGTGCTGGTGCAGGAGCAATCCTAACCATGGTCGGTTTGGGTGTTGGAATTGCTGCGCTTGCAGCAGTATTCACCTTTTTAGGTCCTGCTTTAACTGCAGGAGCAGTCGGTATTTTAGCGTTTGGTGCAGCAGTTGCATTAATCGGTGTTGGAGTATATGCCGCTTCGGTTGGTTTAGCGCTGTTAGCAGTTCAATTGCCTGTCATCTCTACTTATGGATTATCAGCCTCAATCGCTCTTGCAGCTCTAGGTGCTTCAATGCTTGTCTTAGGAGCTGGAGCCCTAGTAGCAGGAGCCGGACTGCTTGTGCTAGGAGCAGGTGCTTTGGCGGCAGGGGCTGGTGTTTTAGTTTTTGGTGCAGGATTACTAGTCGCGTCCGTCGGTGTAGCAGCTTTTGGTGTCGCTCTTGCTCTCGTTGGTGTTGGTGTTTATACAGCTTCTGCTGGATTATCAATGCTCGCAGGTCATTTACCAACAATTGCTACTTATGGAGCTGGAGCAGCTATTGGCATTGCTGCTTTAGGTGCCGGATTGCTAGTCATGGGAGCCGGAGCCTTGGTAGCTGGTGCGGGTGCCTTGGTCTTAGGAGCTGGTTTGTTAACAGCAGGAGCTGGGGCAACCGTTTTTGGTGCAGGAATGCTTGTTGCAGCTGCTGGTGTTGCAGCTTTTGGATTAGCTTTGGGGCTATGCGCTCCTTCTATCACAACATTTGCTGAAGCTATTAGTAAAATCATTGAAACTTTAAGTAGTGGCTTATCAAGTATATTACAAGCAATAGCTTCAGTTATTCAATCAATCGGAGATGCCGCTCTAAATGCTGGCCTTGGTTTCAAATCTTTAGCTGAAGGTGTCGTGATGATCACTAATACAGGTTTAGCTGATTTAAGCGCATCACTTGCTGCAACTGCTGCAGGTTTAGGAGCAATTGCATCGCAAGGAGCAGGCTTAGCCATTGCTGGTCAAGGTATGACAATGTTAAGTAGTGGGATGATGATGCTTGGCCAATCTACTGTAATTTTGCAATCAGCATTAATTGCTTTACCAGCTTTACTAACTTCGTTCACTTCTTCATTAACTGGTTTACCAGCTGTTTTGACAGCTACGGCATCGTCAATGACCGATTTCGGATCTAATGTTCAGAGTTCGTTAACTGGTCTTACAGGCTTAGGTGAAATAGTCATACAATTTAACGCTATGCTTATGACGATAGCTCCAGCTACAATGATGGCAAGTACTGGTTTGGCTTCATTCAATGCTCAAGCTACTTTAGCAGGTAATTCCATGCAAATATTAGGAACATCATCAGCGGCTGTTTCTGCTCAAATCGCATCTTTTGGCCTTATTATTGCATCAGCTATGATGGGTGCTACTACTGCGACAAATGTAGCTGGTGGGCAAATGGTGGCAACCATCAGGACGACTGGAATTCAAATGATTTCGGCAGAACAGTCGTGTATGAGCCAGATTGTTTCGGCAGTAAAAAATGGGATGAATAATGCAGTTTCTACTATTCGAAACGGTGGTAGCCAAATGGTTTCAGCTATGCAGTCAGCGTTAAATCAAATGAAGGTTGTTGTTCAAAATACGATGAATTCAATCGTATCGTCAATTCAATCACATGGTGGCCAGATGGTGTCAGCTTGGGAAACAGCTGGGCAACAAATGATTACAACTACACAAAGTTTTGTTAATAATGCAAATAGTTCGTTGAAAGGAATTGGCTCTGGTGTGAATCTATACTCAAACGGCGCTGCGCTTATGAGCGGTTTGAAATCAGGTATAGATGCAGGTTGGTCTCGGATTACTTCTAGTGTCTCGAATATGGCTCAATGGATTAAAGACCATAAAGGGCCTGTGTCATACGATAGAAAACTGCTTATCGAGAACGGTTCGGCTATCATGGCTGGTTTGAATCAAGGTATTCAGACTGGATGGAGAAAAGTCATGGATAACATTTCAAACATGGCAGGAACTATTCAGGACGTAATCAATGACGATTACTCTAATATCGGCTGGCAGATTGGACTAGGTATTTCAGACGGTCTTAATTCGTCACAGGATAAGGTTGCAGGCTATTTAGATGCTATTCGTAATCATGTTAATGATTTTAGTTTGAAATCGAAGAATCTTTTGACTGGTGCGACCGCTACAATGTCAAGTCAATTGAAGGTTGAGGCGTTGAGAGGTAAGACACCAAAAGATGAAACATCTAGCAGACAAGAAGCCTATATCGCTCACTCAACAAGTCTATTATCAGATGTGATTGATGGCTTGTCAGAATTGAGAGAGCAAGTAGCACAAGGCCAGACAATGGTCTTGGACACAGGGGCACTTATTGGCGGTACTGCTTATGCTTATGATGAGGCAGTTGGAAATATACAAACATTGAGAGGACGGCATCGATTATGATTACTCAAATTAAGGAATATATCCAATTCGGTGATTTTAATAGCAAAAATGCTGGCTGGTATCTTCAAAGTAGGGAAGCTCCGACTCCTGATAAGAAGGAGATTGTAGAGAAAATCCCTTATTTACAAGGTGTTTTGGACTTCTCTGATGCTCTCGGAGAAGTTTTCTTTGATAGACGAGAAATCACTTATGAATTTAAACTACCAAACAAAGGATATTCAGATCGCAAGGTAGCTGAACGATTCATAAAATCGAGTATGACGACAAAGTCAGAAAGCAAGCTCTTTGACAGTCACGACCAGCGATATTATTGGCTCGGTAAGGTCAAAAGCATTAAAGTGACAGATGTGCCTTTAAAGAAACATTTGATTGCTACAATTGTTTTTATTTGTTATCCATTCGCGTTTCATGTTGATGATTATTTTGATGATATTTGGGATACATTTGATTTCGAAAATGATTTTTCAAATTGGACCAAGTGGCATATCAATGGCCAAAAAGAGATTTACTTTGTGAATGGCGGTGATACTTCAGTTAGTCCAATAGTCATTTGCAGCAGTGATATTACATTGGTTGATGAAAAAGGCAAAACTTACAAATTCAAACAAGGCGAAAACAATGACTTTGTTTTATCGATTAAATCAGGTATCAACCGTTTTACCGCTAAAGGGAATGGAATGATTTCATTAAGATTTAATGCAGAGGTGATGGCATGAGTAGTAGAGGAGGTTTTGAAGTATATTTTTGGAACTCTTTTCGAGAAATGTTAGCTGATAGAATTTCTGTTGAAAAGAAGGTGATTCATAGTCCATATTCTCGTAAAGGGAATAAGATTCTTTCTGGAACAATTACACAGGCTCAAAATGCAATCAATGAATTTACTTTCACGATGCCAATGCAAAATAGCCTTTACCAAAAATTAGTTCCTTTTCAATCTATCATCCAAGTTGTTAATCTATATGATGATGAAATTGAATTTGAAGGTAGAGTTTTAACTATTTCAAATAAAATGACGAGTACAGGATTCGTTCAAGAAGTTGTTTGTGAAGATTTTCTTTCATTTTTCCATGACAGCGCTCAAAGTTTCCGTAAATTACAAAATACTGGTGCAGAAGCGTATCTAAGAGAAATACTGAACCAGCACAATAGTCAAGTCGAAGACTATAAGAGAATTCATCTTGGAACTGTAACGGTTAACAGTAAGACAGACAAGCCGTGGAGGTATCTAGGTTATGAGCCTACTTGGGATGCGATTAGAGAGAGGATTATTGCTAACATTGGTGGATATCTTACCTTGAGAAGAGAGAGTGATGCTTTCTACCTCGATTGGACTTCCTCGATTGGTGAGAATCAGGACTCGCCTATTCAACTTGGTCGGAATATAAAATCAGCTTCTCGTGAGATTTCATTTGATGGTATAGCTACTCAAATCATGCCAATTGGTGCAGATGAGAATAATAGTCAAAATGAAAATAAGGAAGAACAAGGATCTGATGTTACCAGGAAGCAGATTGACATTTCATCCGTAAACGGTGGCAAAATATGGCTTGAAGATGCAGAATTAGTTGCTAAATTTGGAATCATTCGTAAACCTGTAATTTGGACAGAGATTGATAATGCTCAGGTATTAAAAAATCGAGGATTGCAATACCTCAAAAATCAAAAAATAGCCCTTGCAAAATGGGCAGTCTCAGCTGTAGAAAGATATCTGATTGACTCAAGGTATGTAAAATTCAAAATCGGCAATACACATCCAATTTTGAATGCTCCACTTTCAGGAATTGAGCGCTTGCAAATCATCGAAAAGAAAATAGATATCTTGAATCCTCAGAGCGTCGATTTGGTTATAGGCTCTAAATCACAATCACTTTCTGCTTATCAACTACAATCTCAAGAAGCGATTGAATCAATTGACCGTGTAAAAGCAAATCAAGAGATTAAACGCAGAAAAGAGAGATTGACTTCTTTAACAAGTAAGCTGGAAGAGTTGAAACGTGAGAATAAAGAAGATAATGCTGATAAAATCAAGAATATTGAAATGGAAATAAATAAAATAGAAAAAGAAATTGGAGGTAATTAATGGTAGCAGAAGAAGCAGAAGGACGTTTGAATTTATTTAATGACCCATCACCTCTTCCAAATACTAAAAATATTGCCGTATTAGTTGACGGCATTCGAAAGAAAACAAGAGGTGCTGATGTTCGAGAATCTATCGCTAAAGCCCTTGAAGTTACATACGAGAATGCCTCAAAAGACGGTAACGCTAATATGGAAGTGACGCAGGCTAGAGGTGCGTTTGATTTCTTATACAATCGCTTAGCAAATATAGATGCGCAATTAGATGGAAAGGCTGATGCAGGTAAGATTGCAACGCAATTGCAGAATATGGCTTCGGCAAGTCCTAAGGGTACGTATTCCAATTTAGCGGACCTGAAGCAAGCTAAACCTAATGGTGACACAGGAACTTATATCACAACCGACAATAAGAACTGGAACTATTGGAATGGTTCTAGCTGGGTTTCTGGGGGGATTTATCAATCAAGTGCAGTTAGTCCTATTGATACATTCGCTTTTATCGCAGGTCGCGAGCCTATCAATTTCAATAATGCAACTAAAACCATCGAAGTAAAAGGAACCAACACAGCATTGGTGAATGGAAAGCTCATCATAGTTGAAAAAGAATCTATTCCGTATAGCTCTGGTACTTCATGGATTGTTTTAGATACAGTATCGAGCCGAATTCAATTAACTATAAATATAAGCCCAACTCAAGTTGTTGTCGGTGCGCTTTTCGCTAATGGTAATTCAAATCCAACCATTACATTTAACGGCTTACATACTATAGATGGGAAAACACTGATTACCGCTGATGATGTGCCAGCTTTTTCTGGAAATGTGATTTACAGCCCAAATGGAAATATTATCTATGATAAAACAAAGAAAACAATTAAACATAAAGAGATATCTGTAACGATTGGCAAAAATACCTATCATTTAGAGCCCAATGAATTTTCGCTTGGAGGCAATGCAGGTTTTATTGTTTTTGATAAGATATCTTTAACAATGTATGCGGGAGCTGTCGGAAAAAATAGTCAAGTACTTTTAGGGTACTATGACCACAGGAATAGCAATGTGTATCTTAATACTTTTCAATTGGCCAAAAAGGTTAAAAAGATCGCTTGTTTAGGAGATTCAATCACAGAGGGCCACCAAGCTAATGGATGGCCATGGCACCGCTACATCGACCAATGGGCAAAAAATAATGGCATTGAAACAACAGTAGTAAATCTTGGAATCGGTGGCACTTTGATTTCGGATGGAGTTGGAAATACCGTACAGGCATTCGTCCGTCGATTGGACACTATCCCAGAAGATACAGATGTTGTCACAATTTTTGGAGGTACTAACGACTGGGGAAACCATGCTGAATTAGGTACGCTGGAAAGCACAGAAACATCTACTTTCTATGGAGCATATAAGCATATTTTAGAATGGTTAGCAATCAATCGTCCAAATACAAAAGTTATTACTATGACACCGCTGAAACGTTACTATAAAGGATCTACAACAATCTGGAAGAATGCACAGACAGAGCCTAACAATAAAGGTAACGTCCTTGGTGATTTTGTCAGGGCTGTTAAAGAGGTGTCAGACCTTTATTCAGTACCATGTGTTGACTTACATAATGATTCTGGATTAAACCCAGTTTTAGATATTGTCCGAACAAAATTCATGGGAGACGGTCTGCACCCAACTGCAGAGGGTAATAAGAGAATGTACCCGATTATTTTAGATAAGATGCGTCCACTTTTAGAATACGATTGATGAGGTGTATATGCAAATTGAATTTTTTGATTTTTTTAGAAGTGTCGTTCAGACTGAGGATGGTCTTATCTTATACGCTCTGACCTTGATTGTTTCAATGGAAATTATTGATTTTGTGACAGGAACTATTGCTGCTATTGTCAATCCTGATATTGAATACAAGAGTAAAATTGGTATCAATGGCCTACTTCGTAAGATTTTAGGGGTTCTCTTATTGATGATCCTTATCCCGATGTCTGTCCTATTACCTGAAAAGACAGGGTTTGCATTCTTGTACTCAATTTATCTCGGATACATCGCATTTACTTTTCAATCGCTTATTGAGAACTACCGTAAATTGAAAGGGAACGTTACCATTTTTCAACCAATATTGAAAGCATTCCAACGATTGATTGAAAAAGACAATGATACGAAAAAAGGAGAATAAACATGATTAACTGGAAAGTACGTTTTAGCTTTAAAAACAAAACATTCTTATTGCGAGTGGCATTCGCACTAGCTTTGCCAATTCTCGCATATTTCAATCTTAAACTGGAAGATTTGGTTAGCTGGGGAGTCATTTTAGACTTGCTTGGTAAATTTTTTGCAAACCCTTATCTTGTTGGGTTGACAATTGTAAATATCTTAAACATCATTCCAGACCCAACAACTAAAGGTCTGACTGACAGCAAGCAAGCACTTGGTTATGAAAATCCGAAGGAGGACTAGTATATGTCTAAGAAACAAGAAATGATTCAATTCTTCATCGACAAGGCAAATGCTGGCGATGGAGTGGACAATGATGGAGCTTATGGCTTCCAGTGTGCCGACGTGCCTTGTTATGGGCTGCGTAATTGGTACGGTGTGACCCTTTGGGGAAATGCTTATGATCTTCTTGAGTTCGCACGTTCACAAGGTCTGAAAGTCGTGTATGACGCTGATTATCCAAAGGCTGGTTGGTTCTTCGTGAAAAGCTTCGTAGCTGGCGATGGTGTCAATTACGGGCATACAGGGCTTGTCTATGAGGACTCAGACGGAAATACTATCAAGACGATTGAGCAGAACATCGATGGCAACTGGGACTACTTAGAAGTAGGTGGCCCTTGTCGTTACAATGAGCGTTCTGTAAGTGAAATCGTTGGGTACATCGTACCGCCTGAAGAGGTTGAAACTGGCTGGCAACAGAACCAGTACGGTTGGTGGTGGGTTCGTGAAGACGGCTCATACCCAACTGATAAATGGGAGAAAATCAACGATGTTTGGTACTATTTTGATGATAAAGGCTTCATGAAACGTAGTACATGGTTAAACTATAAGGACTCTTGGTACTGGTTCACTGATTCGGGTTCTATGGCAACTGGCTGGGCTCGTATCAATAATGCTTGGTATTACTTCGATGAAGACGGTAAGATGGTAACTGGTTGGATTAAACATAAGCTGACTTGGTACTACCTAGACGGGAAAGAAGGCGCCATGGTATCAAATGCCTTCATCCAATCAGCAGATAAGACTGGCTGGTACTACCTAAAAGAAGATGGCACACTGGCAGATAAGCCAGAATTCACAGTAGAGCCAGAAGGCTTAATTACAGTTAAATAAATAGAAAGGAAACTTTCTAAAATGTTCTTTCACCGCAGGCTTAGGCTTGCGGTTTTTTTGTTGCTTTAAAAGGTTGGATTTAAAATCCAAGAAATGTAAATCGAATAAACGCATTTTAAATTCGTAAAATCATCTGCTTGGAGGAGTAGTGGTTTTGTTAAAAATAAAAACAGTGAAATTACTCACTGATCCTTTTGTAAACTATTAGAAATAAACTGACACTTTCTCAACTATACGGGCAAATATGAGTATGAAAATGAATACGATGATGAATACGATTTTAAAAAACGATAGCAATTAATGGAAATGATTTAAAAGAGAAAATAAGCAAAAAATAAACTATCAACAAGCAATGGAAAATACTTGTAAACACAAATTCTTTATACCATAGTTCGTGACAGTTACAGCTTTTTTTGATAAAATCATACAGTATGCCCTTGGGCACAAAGTATGAACTGGGACTGTTTTTCCCAGCTTCGGAGGTAAAAAATGTCAGATTCACCAATCAAATATCGTTTGATTAAGAAAGAAAAACACACAGGAGCTCGTCTGGGAGAAATCATCACTCCCCACGGTACCTTCCCTACACCTATGTTTATGCCAGTTGGAACTCAAGCCACTGTTAAAACCCAATCTCCTGAAGAATTGAAGGAGATGGGATCAGGGATTATCCTGTCAAATACCTATCATTTGTGGCTTCGTCCTGGAGATGAACTTATCGCACGCGCAGGAGGTCTCCACAAGTTCATGAATTGGGACCAACCAATCCTAACGGATAGTGGTGGTTTTCAGGTTTATTCCTTAGCAGATAGTCGTAATATCACAGAAGAAGGAGTAACTTTTAAAAACCATCTCAATGGTTCAAAGATGTTCCTATCACCAGAAAAAGCTATCTCTATTCAGAATAATTTGGGCTCAGACATCATGATGTCTTTTGATGAATGTCCTCAGTTTTATCAACCTTACGACTACGTTAAGAAATCAATCGAGCGTACCAGTCGTTGGGCTGAGCGTGGTTTGAAGGCTCACCGTCGTCTGCATGACCAAGGGTTATTTGGGATTGTGCAGGGGGCAGGATTTGAAGATCTTCGCCGCCAATCGGCTCATGACCTTGTCAGCATGGATTTCCCAGGCTACTCTATCGGTGGCTTGGCAGTGGGAGAGACTCATGAAGAGATGAACGCAGTTTTAGACTTCACTACTCAACTCCTTCCTGAAAATAAACCTCGCTACCTGATGGGAGTGGGGGCACCAGATAGCTTAATTGATGGGGTTATTCGTGGGGTGGATATGTTTGACTGTGTCTTGCCGACTCGTATCGCTCGTAATGGAACTTGTATGACCAGTCAGGGACGTTTGGTTGTAAAAAATGCTCAGTTTGCTGAGGACTTTACGCCGCTGGATCCTGAGTGTGATTGCTACACATGTAAGAACTATACACGCGCCTACCTTCGTCACCTGATCAAGGCTGATGAAACCTTTGGTATCCGCTTGACGAGCTATCACAATCTTTATTTCTTGCTTAACCTGATGAAGCAAGTGCGACAAGCCATCATGGATGACAATCTCTTGGAATTCCGTGAGTATTTTGTGGAAAAATATGGCTACAATAAGTCAGGACGCAATTTCTAAAACGGAATAGATATAAGCTAAAAATCCTAAGTTTTCTCTTAGGATTTTTCTTCTTTTTTTGATAGAATAAAGTGTACAATGAAAGGGAGAATAAACTCGTATGCGCATTAAATGGTTTTCCTTGATTAGAATTACAGGTTTACTACTGGTACTCTTGTATCATTTCTTTCAGACCATCTTTCCTGGAGGATTTTTCGGGGTAGATGTCTTTTTCACATTTTCAGGTTTCCTGATTACGGCTCTACTCATCGAAGAATTTTCTAAAAACCATGAGATTGATTTGATTGGATTTTTTAGAAGACGCTTTTATCGGATTGTGCCACCTGTGGTTTTGATGGTCTTGGTGACCATGCCCTTTACCTTTCTAGTTCGGCAAGATTATGTGGCTGGAATTGGTGGTCAGATTGCTGGTGTCTTAGGCTTTATGACCAACTTCTATGAACTGATAACAGGTGGGAGTTATGAATCTCAGTTCATTCCTCATTTGTTTGTTCATAATTGGAGCTTGGCTGTTGAGGTTCACTACTATATCCTCTGGGGCTTGGCAGTTTGGTTCTTATCTAAACAGTCTAAATCAATTGGTCAGTTGAGAGGAATGGTCTTTCTCTTATCTGCTGCTGCCTTCTTGATTAGTTTCTTCTCCATGTTTATTGGTAGTTTTCTAGTAACCTCTTATTCCTCTGTTTACTTCTCCAGTTTAACTCATGTCTATCCATTCTTTTTGGGAAGTATCCTAGCAACGATTGTAGGCGTTCGTCAGACGACTTCCCTAATTAAGCAATTGGATAAAATCTGGGATTTACGAAAGACCCTATTGATTTTTGCAGGAGGTTTTGGCTTTTTACTCATTTTGACCTTCTTTGTCAAATTTACCTATCTCTTTGCCTATCTTATGGGCTTCTTGCTTGCCAGTCTTGCAGCTCTTGCTATGATTCTGGCGGCGCGTGTCTTACATGAAAAGACACCTAACGTGCAGGAGCCGAAGATTATCAGCTTTTTAGCGGATACTAGCTATGCAGTTTATCTCTTCCATTGGCCTTTCTATATCATTTTCTCACAGTTGACATCAAATCTTCTTGCTGTGTTACTGACTCTGATTTGTTCTTATGGATTTGCCAGTCTTTCATTTTATGTATTGGAGCCGTGG